TTCATCAAAAACTCGGCGGGAACTTTGGTGTCAAGAGTTGACTTCATTTGACCAACATCAAACCACAAAGCAGTCTCTGGCTCTGGGGCAAACTTAACAGCCTTGCAGATAAGTGGAGTCATGTTTGTCCCCTTGCTCGGATGGCTTGAGCGCATTCATCTGCATAACTTCCTTCCCATGTGTGCTTGTCAGATAGTTCATCACACACCTTTGCACACGCCTCTCGTTCAGCCCTGACTGCGGCATCTCTCGACTCATGCAGTTCACGCATGACTTCAATGACAGCCAATTCATGCTTGAGCATGATGGCTTTAATCATTTCAATGGGCTTTTCAATCATTGCCAATGCTGCCGCTTTATTTTGGTCAGCTTCGTTCTGAGCTTTGATAATTGCTTCTTGGTGCAATTTGCTTAATGATTTCATGTTTTCTCCCCTCTTGTGTCATTCACTCTTCCCCTTAATCACTTTTTGCACGACTTCTTTGGTGGTGAATCGGTGCTCATTGGCGCACTGATAGCGCCGATAAACCTCATTGTTTGGCCTGGTTCTTGTCTCAAGCACGCTCACCCACTTGCTGCACACAGGGCACTTCATTTAATCTCTGTCTTATCAACTAATAAAGCAATCACGGCGTAGACCACCACAAACAAGATGGCAATGCCAACTGCGCCAAGCAAAACGAAATTCAAGACTGTTTCCATAGTTTCAAGACCTTTGATTTGTGTTGTGGTTCCTCGACCTTGGGCGAGTTATTGAAGACAGGCTTCCAGCCGTACTTGCGCCAGATTGCCTGCACATCTGCGCCCCTGGTCGGTGTGAACTTGGGATCAAAGACGTGCAATGTTGGCCACACGATCTTTGTGCCCGCTGGCGGGGTCCAGTTCAGCTCTCTCATTTTTGACTTGCCAATAGCTCCATCTCGACTTCTTTCACGCGGTCACGCAAGATGCTGACCTCATGCTCAAGCTCGGTGATCTTGCGCTGCATACGCTCGCGGGTCATGTTCTCTGCATGAGTCCAACCGATCATCGTGCCCTCGGTGATCGCCATGCGTGCGAGCTTGGCGTAGTCATCGCGGGTGAGAAAACCTCCACCCACCTCCATGGGTGGCGTGAACTTGTTGACAGCGCGGTCAATTTCAATTTGCATGGTCTGCGACATGGGTTTCTCCTTTGGGTTGATGATGACATGGCAAGAATGGTGCAATGTGGTTTTGCTCCCATTGCGTTTCTTAAGGTTGTAGGGATCATCGTAGGCAACGATGTGGCGCACTCCAAAGGGTGTGCCTATTTCTTTTTCAACGAAAACAAACCACTCGCCAGTGCGCTTGAGCATGAACTGCTGGCCAGGTTTAAGTTGGCGCACTGTCAGAATCACGCTGACCACCATGCAACCAAAAGTGCAGCCAGGCCAACGCCAATGGCAAGGCACAGTAGGTAATCCAAGGCTGATTCAGCGCGTTTGGACAGTTTGCGGTGGCTTTCCACCGTCATCGCGTGTTGGGTGTGGTTCATAAAATCCTTTCAAGTGGTTGACTGAAGAATCATAGCAGAATTGACAAGTCCATCAATTCCCATACAATTTAATCAAGTATTGCATCCCCTACAATGCCAGTGCGGGTTTTGAAATTTCCCGCAGTTGCCTCTTGGGGCTGGCGCGAGTCAGCCCCCTTTTTTGCCTGTAAACTTGACCATCTTCACAAAACATGGTTAACATCTTAAACATGAAAGTCGCACAACAAGCCATTCACGACATCAAACACAAGATTGAGTCAGCCGGTTTTCGGATGTCCGATCTGTGCCGAGTCGCAGAGATTGACCAGGCACAGCTCTCCCGCTGGATCAGCGGTCAAACAGAACCACTTTACAGCACCGTGATGCGGCTGGAGGAGGCCGCCAATGCGTTGATCTCAGCGCGGTTGCAAGTCCTCAATAAGGCCATGGAGGACGCTGTCAAATGACCCGCATCATTGGCATTGACCCTGGCTTGAATGGCGCGATAGCGGTCATCAACGGCACAGGCAACCTCATCATCATTGATATGCCCACCGTGACGGTGGAACGCAACAACAAGTCTAAGCGACAAGTCTCAGCCACCGAACTGGCGCATATCTTTGCGAATTACAACTCAAACGACACCCATGTTTATGTCGAAAAGGTCAGCGCAATGGCTGGCCAAGGTGTCACCAGCGTTTTTTCTTTTGGCCGGTCATTCGGCATGATCGAAGGGATTCTGGCCGCATTCAAACTGCCTGTGACCTATGTGGCCCCTGCCACTTGGGTCAAGGGCGTCAAACGTGGCGCAGGCAAAGATGCCAGCCGACAACGAGCCATGGAACTGTTCCCCAACAACCAAGCTGACTTCAAGCGCGTCAAAGATGACGGCAGGTCGGATGCCGCACTCATCGCCTACTGGGGCAAGCACTATGCATGACCAGGAACGCGCCACCATGCGTGAGCACATCATTTGGCTTGGCACTGAGCTTGAGAAACAGCGCAAAGCCAACCAACAGCAAATCGTCTTTTTGAAGCGCCTGCTGGACCCCGAAGACCTTGGCCATGCAGTCAGCAACGAAGTGCGCAAGATTGCTTACATCCTCCTCATCAACCAGCACACAGAACAAGAATGACACAACCCAAACTCAAACTACGCCCATCTGCAGCCTCGCGCTGGATCGCATGCCCCGCCTCTGCGCGGCTCTCAACCCTTGTCCCCTATCAAGAGTCAGGTGAAGCCGCCAAGATTGGCACAGCCATTCACGCGCTGGCCGAGACATGCTTCCAGCTCGACACCGACCCAATAAAGTTTGTTGGCCAGCAGGTCGAAGGCATCACTATGACCGAGGAGAACTGCGAGTTCGCCTTAGAGCACTTGCAGGCCATCTGGGCGGTGCAGGACGAGCTTGGATACGTCAAGGTGGAACAGCTCTTCAAACTCTACGACACGCCCGCATTCAGCCTCCAAGGGACTGCTGACGTTGTCGGATGGTCTGACTCCAAACTCACTATCGCCGATCTCAAGACTGGCCGCGGTTATGTGGACGCTGACAGCGAACAAATGAAGATCTACGCACTGGGCGCGATGAAGGCCAACAACCTGCGCGTCAAAGAGATCGAGTTCCAGATCATCCAGCCACACCATGGCGATAAGCGCGTCCACCGCATGAGTGCTGATGAGCTTGGTGTGTGGGAAACGCAAGTCATGTTGCCCGCCATTGAAGAGGCAGTGAGTGATGCACCGCGGTATGCACCATCAGAATCAGCATGCCAATACTGCCCCGCCAAGACGATTTGCTCGGCACAAAAGCAATCATTTGATGTCGTGGCTGCGCAACCTGACATCACAGCCTTAAAGAAGGACGAGGTCAAAGCTGTGATGCTGGCGCTCACCCCTGCACAGATCAGCGACATCTTGGACCGCGCACCGCTGGTCGAGAAGTTCATTGATGCGGTGCGAACACACGCAATGGAAACCATGGAAAAGGACGGCGCAGTCATCCCAGGCTGGCAGCTCCAGCCCAAACGCGCATCCCGCAAATGGATCAATGAAGGCACTGCGAGAGCCGAATTGATCTCTGCGGGTTTATCCGACACAGACATATATGAAACAAACCTTATTACTCCAGCGGCGGCTGAAAAGCTATTGCCAAAGGATCAAAGAGTTATCTTGGACGAATTGACGGCCAAGGTATCAAGTGGCTTGACGCTTGCGAGAGATCGCGGCTTGAGTCAATAATGCAACCCCTGTAACTTTTGAAAGCGAAACGCAAAATGCTAAATCTCTCATCTGGCGGCGGCTCTGGCAACTACATCCGCTTTTCCCCTCAAGCCAACGCATGGACCAACAACCAAGGCAAGGAAATACAACTCAAGAAGGTGGTGTTCGACATTGACGCAGTGCAAACAGGCTGGCTCCTCTTGGGTGTGGGTGTGCGTGAATGGCAACCCGATGCACAGCTTGGCAAAAAAGGTCCACAGCCATCCCCTGAACACAAACGAGGATTCATCGTCAAGTTCTACAACAAAGAGATCGGTACTGTGGAATGGAGTTCCAACGGCGTAGGCCCTAACATGGGGCTTCAGAATCTGTATGAGGCTTGTATGGCACAGCATGCCGCCAACCCTGGCAAGATGCCTGTGCTGGAGTACACCGGCTCGAAGCTGGAGAAGATCGGCAAGGGCACAACCCGCATCCCGAACTTCAACTTGGTGTCATGGATTGATCGTCCCGCTGGCATGGATCAATCTGATGCCGAGTTTGTGGCGCAAGCTGCCGCGCCAGCTCCTGCACCTGCGCCAGCGCCAGCACCTGCACCTGCGAAGTCAGCGATGGCTGCGGCAGTTGGTGACGATGAAATGTTTTAAGGACTGAAAAATGAATGAAAACTATGTTCCAGTAACAAAACAACGAGCAATGCTTGGAGAGCAAAGAATTGACCACAACCCAACAGTTGAGGACAACATTGATGAAAAGATTCGGTATTTCGAATCTGAAATTGTTCGATTGAAGCAAAGCAAAGAAGACCTTGCACCATTGCTCAAAATGCGAATCCGCGACATTCGTCAGGCCATGGAATATTGATCGTTGAATGTAAGCACCGCTGGGTCACACCAGCGGTTTTTTTGTCTCTAAATATTGTGAACAGGAAAACATGAATGAGTTGGCTCTTTTCGCAGGTGCTGGTGGAGGAATACTTGCCTCCAAATTGCTTGGATGGCGAACAGTCTGTGCAGTCGAATGGGAAGCCTATCCATCAAGCGTACTGTGCGCCAGACAAAATGACGGTCTTCTCCCGCCTTTCCCGATTTGGGATGACATACAAACCTTTGATGGAACACCATGGAGAGGAATTGCTGAAGTTGTATCTGGCGGCTTTCCATGTACAGACATTAGCATCGCAGGAAGAGGTGCAGGACTCGATGGAGAGCACTCCTCCATGTGGTATCACATGGCGCGGGTGGTTAGCGAAATTCGACCCCAATTCGTATTTGTGGAAAACAGCCCAATGCTCATTCATCGAGGATTGGGACGAGTCCTTGGCGACCTTTCCTGCCTCGGGTATGACTCGCGGTGGACTGTTATGGGAGCGGCAGATGTCGGAGCACCGCATCAACGCGACCGCATCTGGATTGTGGCGCACGCCAGACACGGGGGGGGGGGGACAAGCGGCCTGCTCAAGCAAGGCAAGAATTATCGCGAGAACGGCCAACCCATCCAGATCAGATTGGTGGATCAAGTGAACAATCCGAGACTTTGGCCAACACCAGTGCAGCGGATGTACAAAGACAGCGGAAGTCCCTCGGAATACGCCAGGAACGAGATACCCCTCGCGGCACAGGTTGGTGGTCCACTGAACCCGCCCTGGGTAGAGTGGCTGATGGGGTGGCCGCTAGGGTGGACAGACTTAAAGCCATTGGAAATGGACAAGTGCCTTTATGCGCGGCAACCGCATGGCGAATCCTCACAGAAAGATAACTAATGCAAGCAGAACAAATAGCCAAGACACTAGGCAACGCAAAGAAAGCCAACGGTCAATGGGTGGCATCTTGCCCAGTACCTGGTCACGGCAAGGGCAACGGAGACAAGAATCCCTCACTCTCAATCAGCATCAACGACGAGGGCAAACCCTTGTTTCACTGCCACGGCGGGTGCTCGCAAGAAGACGTCTTCAACACCATCAAGGATATGCGCTTACTGCCTGAACTGGAAGAGCGTCCCGACCCACTCGCCAACATCAAACCATTGCCAGTCGTGCAGTTCGACCATGAATGGGAATATCAAGACGAGAACAAGACAACAGTCTTTGTCAAGCAGCGCCTAAAGATTGGCGAGAACAAGAAGACTTACAGGCTGTACAAAGTGGACGCTGACGGCAGGCGGCACACAACGCTTGGCGACGCAAGGATCGTCCCCTACAACCTGCCCGCCATGCTGGATGCGAAGTCAGCAGGCAGGATCATCTACTTGGTAGAGGGAGAGAAGGCGGCAGATGCGCTCCAAAGCCTTGGCGTCACGGCAACAACGGCGCATACAGGTGCAGGATCATGGCCAGAGGCAATCACCGAATACTTTGCTGGCGCCAATGTGGTGATCTTGCCCGACAACGATCTACCTGGCTGGAGGTATGCGCAGAAGGCTGTGGACGCCATCTTGCCCATCGCCAAGAACGTCAAGGTCGTGGACCTGCAACTTCAGGGCGCAGGCGACGATGCATGGGAATTCGTCAACGAGCAGGGGAAGACAAGGGAAGACCTGATTGAGCTGGTGAAGGCAACATTTAAGCTGACTTCCAAAGATGTAACGATTCCCGAAAGACTGGTTGCGCTGAAGCTGGACACGCCAATTGAACAACAAGTGCAGCCAATGCCATCAGTGGAAGAGGAGATCTCTAAAGAGTTCGCGCCTGACGCTGTGCCCGCCAAAGAATCAACCCAAGACAAGCCCACCAAACCCATTAAGACAGTCAAGATTGAGTCGTGGGATGACATACAGGACGAGCCAGTCGAGTGGCTGATCCATGGCGTGTTGCCAGTCAAAGCGTTTGCTGCCTTGTATGGCCCGCCAGGCTCGTTCAAGAGCTTTATCGCACTGGACATGGCCGAGGCCATCGCCACAGGCAGGCCGTGGATGGGCAACCCGATTGAGAGACAAGGCGCAGTCCTTTACCTGTGTGGGGAAGGCTTTGGCGGGATGGGAGCCAGGATCAAGGCGTGTCAGATTCACCATGAGACGCCAAAAGGTGCTCCGATCTACGTCATCAGGCATCAGCTCAACCTGAGATCAAGCGCAGAGGACTTCAACGCGCTCATGGTGGCCATCGTAAGCCTGGTAGAGAAGACAGGTATGGAGTTCCAGCTCATGGTCGTGGACACGCTGGCAAGGTCGTTTGGCGGTGGCAATGAGAACGATTCTGACGCCATGGGAGCGTTCATCGCCACCACAGGAAAGATACAAGAGTTCCTTAATTGCGCCCTGATGGTGCTCCACCATAGTGGAAAGGACCTGGCCAAAGGCCTGCGCGGTCATTCATCCCTGCTTGGAGCCGTGGACACGCAGCTGGAGATCCTGAGATTTGAGGAACAGCGAAAGGGCGTCATCAGCCTGACCAAGCAAAAGGACGGCGAGGACGACATCAGGTTTGGGTTTGAGATGGTCGAGATTGAGATCAGCGGGTCAAGCCTTGGCTTTGTTCCAGTGGTCAGTCTGGCGGTCAAGGCCAGCGATGAGGCCGTCAATTTGGCATCAAAGAAGGCAGGCAAAGGGCACGCTGGAAATGGCAAAAACCAGCGTTTGGAGATGCTTTGTCTTGAGACTGTGGTCAAAAGCAAAGGAGTTATAAAGTTCGTAGACAAGAAGCAGCGCATGGCCGTCAATTTGGAGGAATGGCGGCAGGAATTGTGGGAAAAGATGGGGTGCACTGATGATGATCGGAACACATTTAAGACAGCATGGAGTCGGGCAAAGACACGTTTGCAAGATGCTGGACTCATCGGAATCAGGGACAAATTGGTCTGGCTGGAGCCTAAAGATCAGTCTAATGACGAGTATTGATACTGTATAAACAAACAGGTTACAGGTTACAAACAGTTACAAATGTAACGATTTGTACCGTCCATGGTTACAGTTACAAATCGAGAGTCTAAGACTCGATGATTTGTAACCAATGGATCATGTAACCAAACCAAGGAACAAAGATGGCAACGAAACAGAAAACGAGAAAACCGAATCAGCTTCCCTTGGTGGAGCAGCCAAGTCCAAAAGCAGATCCTTGGACGATTCACGTTCAAGCAAAGTTGGTGGAACTGGAGGCGGTGAAGGTGGCAAGTGACAGGAAATGGGGAGAAAACCGACTGATTACTTTAGTTGACAGTGACGTTAGAGAGAAATTCTGGGTGCAGAACAGCAGAGTTCACCAGTTCATCGCGGCAAAGGATCAGATCAAGTTCGATTCAGCGGTGGCGTCCATGATCAGGGCGTTTGGCGTGTTGGATGCCAAAGCGACCGAGGCAGGGTTCCAGGTGGCGGGTGAAGACATTCCGAGGATCGAGTGGGAGATGGTCAATGGCCAGATCATGGTGGTCACCAGAACGCTGGCAGAAGCTCTGGCAATCCAAACATCCAGAACAGATCTGCGGGACGAGCACATCTGGAGCCTGGAAGAGCTTGAGGTCTTCATGATGGAGCCAATCGTCCAAGACGTGATCAAGGTCAAAGCCTTTGATCCAACCGCCAAAGTCACAAAGTTCAGCGCAACCAAGCTCGGCGGTGCAACAGGGTTTGATGATTTTGAAAATGATCTGGTATTCAGCGACAATGAAGCCATGGAATCCAAGTTCAACTCAAAAGCAGCAGAGAGGTACAAGAATGGATCAAATTAAGCGTTTGGCGGGCTTTGTCCGCGAAAAGGTACTGGACATAGTCCAGCGGGTTAAAACGGCTTTGAGGGGGTAATAAACGTGCCTGGGAACCCAAAGCGCCGTCAGGATGTCGCAATGCTCAACGAAATGCCCGAAGAGATGATCTTCAGCATGGTCGAGTCAGGTAAATCTATTGCAGACATATGCATTGATCTGGGCATCTCAAAGCGCGCGCTCGACGAATGGATTGATGAAAACGATCACAGTGCTATGATTACGCGCGCGCGCATGCGTGCGGCCGACCTGATGGCCTGCGAGACCATCAAGATCGCCGACGGCATGGACGTCGACCACGCGCAGCGCGACGTCCAGCGCATCCGCACGCGCCAGTGGCTGGCCGAAAGGTGGGATCAGAAGACTTATGGCCTACAAAAACAAGCGCAAGTGACGATCAACTTGCAAGACCTGCGCATGGAGGCATTGCGCCACGTCGAGGTCATTGATGACTTATCCACAGGGAAAAGCACATGATTGGCGTCTTGGCCTGTGGACAACTGGCGTTTGGCGGTGTCTGCCATGTATAAGCTGTGGATAACAGGCTTCGTGGTTAACATAATGGACATCGTGTAAAGTCGACAAATGCACACATACACACAAAAGCCAATCGAATCAACGACTTACGCGCATTTGTGCCGCAGAAGTTGCACACATAGGCAAAAGGTACTCGCTGGCTGTTGGCTCGGCGGCTCGACCCCCCCATCGATTTGCGCGGCGGGGCGGCTGATGGTGCACCCTAACAGCTACCGAAACCCATGACCCACCCCCCTACCCCCACCCCCACAGCGCCCACCGCCCAGCGCCAAAAAAATTTGAAAAATTTGACGCCCGATAACCCGTTTGTCGAATTCGTCAAGCTCTACCGCAACAACCCTGTTCTCTTTGTCCGAGAGGTGTTGAACACTGAGCCTGATGCCTGGCAGGTGGAGTTTCTCAATCACATTGCCAAGGGGAACCGCCGCATCAGCGTACGTTCAGGCCATGGCGTGGGCAAGTCCACGGCGAGTGCTTGGGCGATGCTGTGGTATTTGTTCCTGCGCTTCCCTGTCAAGATTGTGGTGACGGCCCCCACATCCAGCCAGTTGTATGACGCCTTGTTTGCGGAGGTGAAGCGTTGGGTGAAGGTCTTGCCGCCGATGTTGGCTGAGCAGTTGGAGGTGAAGCAGGATCGGATTGAGATGGTGGGGATGAACAATGAGGCGTTTATTTCGGCTAGGACCTCGAGGGCCGAGCAGCCAGAAGCTCTCCAAGGGGTGCACTCAGACAATGTAATGTTGGTGGCTGATGAGGCGTCGGGTATACCCGAGCAGGTGTTTGAGGCTGCGGCTGGCTCGATGTCTGGGCATGCCGCTGTGACCCTGTTACTTGGCAACCCTGTGCGGTCCAGCGGTTTCTTTTACGACACACACAATCGTCTGGCGTCAGACTGGGTGACGATGAAGGTGTCGTGTGCTGACTCGCCCCGCGTGAGTGAGGCTTACATTGATGAGATGAAGGCGCGTTATGGGGAGGAGTCCAATGCTTACAGGATTCGCGTCCTTGGAGAGTTCCCGAGGTCTGATGATGACACTGTGATCCCTATGGAGTTGTTGGAGATGGCGATGAATCGGGATGTGACGCCGTCGCAGCACGCGCCGAGCGTGTGGGGATTGGACGTGGCGAGGTTTGGCTCGGACAGATCGGCATTGTGCAAGCGGCGCGGGAATGCGATCACTGAGCCGATCAAGACTTGGAAGAATTTGGATTTGATGCAGTTGACTGGTGCAGTGGTGGCTGAGTATGAGTCACTGCCGCCGAGTGAGAGGCCAGGGGAGATCTTGGTGGACTCGATTGGTTTGGGTGCTGGCGTGGTGGACAGGTTGCGGGAGTTGCGCTTGCCTGCTCGCGGGATCAACGTGGCTGAGTCGCCTGCCATGGGGACTACTTACAGGAACTTGAAGGCTGAACTTTGGTACAAGGCCAAGGCGTGGCTGGAGTCGAGGGACTGCTGGATGCCGCGGGATGAGGCGTTGGTGGGTGAGCTGGCGGCTGTGAGGTATACGTTTACCAGCAACGGCAAGATCCAGATTGAGGGTAAGGATGAGATTAGGAAGCGGGGATTGCCGTCACCTGACAGGGCTGATGCTTTTTGTTTGACGTTTGCCTCTGATGCTGTTGTTGGGATGTATGGCTCGGCTGGATCTTCCAGATGGGCGCAGCCCTTGCGCAGGAATCTACCGCGGGTTGCATAATTCGTTAATTCTTTAAGGGGTATTCAAATGAAGATGACCAAGGCACAAAAGAAGGTTGGCGCTGTGATGTCTGAGTACAAGGCTGGCAAGTTACATAGTGGCAAGGGCGGCAAGGTTGTGAAGAATCCCAAGCAGGCTATTGCCATTGCGATGTCCGAGGCCAAGATGCCCATGCGCGGTGCGCGTACAGCGAAGAACATGAAGACCAAGGGGATGCGTTGATGGCTACCTTAAAGCGCACCATGGAGCAGGCCATGGACAAAGACGAGGGTTATGAGGATGGCGGTAAGAGCTGTCCCATGGCGACGCAAGACATCACGTTGAACTTGAAGAATCGCGCCAAAGCTATTGATTCTGCTGATTATGGTCCTGAGAATCCAGCACTGCCGAATAAGCAGTATTGGATGAAGATGGCCAAGGAGTGGGATGTGGAGCCAGAGGACGCGAAGAAGAGTCTTTGCGGGAACTGTGCGGCGTTCAATCAGGAAGAGTCGATGCTTGAGTGCATTGCTGATGGCATTGGCGAAGAGGGCGACCCTTGGGCAATGATTGAGGCTGGCGACTTGGGATATTGCGAGATTTTTGATTTCAAGTGTGCGTCCAGCCGTACTTGTTCGGCTTGGGTGGCCAAGGAAGAGGGCGAAGACGAGGAGCCTGAGTCACTATTGACGATCAAGATTGGGGTTAAGAATGAAGACTAAGCCTGGGCTTTATGCCAATATTCAAGCCAAGAGAGCGCGGATTGCGGCTGGTTCTGGCGAGAAGATGAACAAGCCTGGCTCCAAGGCGGCACCATCTGCTGCTGACTTCCGCGCTGCGGCCAAGACGGCCAAGAAGCCGAAGACGGCCAAGAAGTGATTTCGCCAATATGCATCTCGACAGTACACGGCAAGGGTTTGCGGGTGATGCTCACAAGCATTGCAGAGTACTGTCCCGAAGTGCCTGTCTATTTGCGAGGTCCAGAGTCCATTATTGGCGGCTTTGACGCTGACCATAAGCTCTTTGGCCACTGCCGCAATTTCGGTGAGGATTACAACGAGATCATGGACCGCGCCTTTGCTGATGGGTTTGAGTCTGTTATTTGCGCCAACGATGACATTGTCCTGACGCCCACCAGTTATCGGTATTTGTTGGAGGATGTGGCGCAGCTGAAGGCCGAAACCGGTGAACCTGTTGGCTGGGTGGCGGCAAGATGCGATGCCGCCAGACCTGTGCAAAATATCCGCAGCAACCCCTTTGATCAGGAGTTGTACTACTTCAAGTACCCTTATGAAGACGCCATCATGCCGCTGGAGTGTCCATCCCCTATCTTTTCTTGGATTGGACGCGATGCATGGGATTGCTTCAAGTTCCCGCCACTGAACTGGTACTCCGATGATGTGCACTGCGAGGATTTGAGGGCGGCAGGCTTTCATCATTACCTGAGTCGGTCCTATGTGCACCATGTTGGGAGCCAGACGATTGGCTTGAATGGTGAGAGATTGATCCAGCAGGCTGTGCCTTGGATACGCAAAAACAGGCCCAAATATGCAAAAGACTGGTTTGGTTCTTAATCTCGGCTCGGGTAAGGATTACAAGCCTGACTGCGTGAATGCTGACATTCGCAATGATGTTGGGGCTGCTTGGGTGGTGGATATTTCCAAGCTGACCTATGGCGAGGTGGTCAAGCTCGGTGACAAAGAGATCGCCATCAAGCCATTTTGCTTTGAGAAGATCTTGGCGTTTGACGTGTTGGAGCACATCCCTGATCTTGTCTCTGCCATGACCAATTGTCGTGATTTGCTTTGTGATGGTAGCGAGATGCACATCCATGTCCCCTATGACCTGAGTCATGGTGCGTGGCAAGACCCGACTCATGTGAGAGCTTTTAACGAGAAGTCATGGGTTTACTACTGCGAATGGGCGTGGTATTTGGGCTGGAAGGGGTCACGTTTTGAGATGACGCATTTGGAGATGCGTCTCAGCGAGTATGGTGCAAGCCTAAAATTGCCACAAGATGAGATATTGAGACTGCCGCGAGCAGTTGACTCTATGTATGTGATTTTGAAGAAAGTACCCTATGAAGACACCAGCGTGGCAGCGTAAAGAGGGAAAAAGCGCAAGCGGCGGCCTGAATGCAAAGGGACGCGCCAGCGCCAAGGCCGAAGGAATGAATCTCAAAGCGCCTGTGAAGTCGGGTGACAACCCGCGCAGGGCGTCATTTTTGGCGAGAATGGGCAACATGCCTGGCCCTGAGATGAAGGATGGCGAGCCAACGCGCTTGCTGTTGTCGTTGAAGGCGTGGGGCGCTTCATCCAAGGCCGATGCACGCGCCAAGGCCAAAGCCATATCTGCGAGGAATAAGAAATGATTGACGATTTGCAAATAACCACTGACATGGCGGCCATCCAGCCGATGGACGACGCCGAGTTACAGGGCATCGTGGCGGGCGAGCTGGAAGATGCTGTCAGCTACATTGATGCCGACGTTTCCCCCATCCGCGCCAAGGGCACAGAGTATTACCGCGGCGACCCATTTGGAAATGAGGAAGATGGGCGTTCTCAGGTGGTGGCGATGGAGGTGCGAGACACCGTCAGCGCCATGTTACCAAGCCTGATGAAGGTGTTTTTCTCCACTGAGAATGTCGTGGAATATGTGCCCCGCGGCCCAGAAGATGTGGCCGGTGCGCAGCAGGCGACTGACTACGCCAATTACGTCTTCACGGCTGATAACAATGGTTTTATGACCACTTATGCCTTGTTCAAAGACAGTTTGGTGCGTAAATGTGGCATCGCCAAGTATTGGTGGGAAGAGGTTGAAGAGGTCAAGATTGAGGAATATTCGGGGCTGGATGACCAGACCTTGCAAGTCTTGATGCAAGAGGGCGCAGAAGTCAAGATTGTTGTGTCTTACCCAGAGCCTGGCGCCATGCCGCAGATGGACATGACCACTGGCATGCCCATGCCTGTGCCCATGATCCATGACGTCGAGATCAAGCGCACGACCAAAGATGGGCGCATCAAGATCATGGCTGTGCCGCCAGAGGAGTTGGTGTTGGATCGTCGTGCTCGGTCATTTGACGATGCTGGCATCATCGCCCACCGCCAGATGGCCACCGTGTCTGACCTGATCGCCATGGGCTATGACCAAGAGGAGATTGAGGAGAACATCTCCAGCGCTGACTTGGACTCCAACGATGAGTATTTGGCGCGTCAGCCACTGAGTACCACCATGGGATCTGGCGACAGCTTGAATCCGATGCAACGCCGCGTGTTGTATGTTGAGGCTTACATCCGCGTTGACTATGACGGAGACGGCATCCCTGAGTTACGCAAGGTCTGTTGCATGGGTTCGGGCTATACGGTTGTGCGCAATTTGCCAGCCTCTTACATCCCTTTTGTGGACTTCCCTTGTGACCCAGAGCCGCACACATCCCCGCTGGAAGCCATGTCGATGTTTGATCTGACGCATGACATTCAGGAGATCAAGTCAGAGATCATGCGCAACACGCTGGACTCTTTGGCGCAGTCTATCCATCCGCGCACTGCGGTGGTCGAGGGGCAGGTCAACATTGACGATGTGCTGAACAACGAGACTGGCGCAATTATTCGCATGAGAGCACCAGGCATGGTGCAGCCGTTCAGTTCACCATTTGTTGGGCAGGCCGCATTCCCGATGTTGGACTACATGGACCAGATGCGCGAAGACCGCACTGGCATGTCCAAGGCGGCGATGGGCTTGGACCCTGATGCGTTGCAATCGACCACCAAGGCGGCAGTTGCGGCCACGGTCAGCGCCAGCCAAAGCCGTTTGGAGTTGCAGGCGCGTATCTTGGCCGAGGGTATGAAAAAGCTCTTTAAAGGCATCTTGTATTTGATGACCACCCACCAAGACAAGCCACGAATGGTGCGTTTGCGCAATGAGTGGGTGCAGATTGACCCCCGCGTGTGGGATGCCAACATGGACGTGACGGTCAATATTGGCTTGGGCAATGGGGACAACAGCGAGAAGCTGAACGCTTTGAACATGATCATGCAAAAACAAGAGCAGATCATGGCTCAGTTTGGCCCGATGAATCAGATCGCGTCCCTGCCTATGTATATCCGCACCCTGCAAAAAGCCATTGAATTGTCTGGGTACAAGGACGCATCCAGCTACTTCAACAGCCTGCCTGCTGACTTCCAGATGCCGCAGGAGCCGCCACAGCAAACACCAGAGCAGGTGCTGGCGCAGGTGCAGGCTCAGTCAATCCAAGCCGACATTCAGAAGAAGGCCGCCGAGCTGGAATTGAAGCGCGAGCAGATGATCCGCGACGATGATTATCGAAGAGATCAACTGGCTCAGGACTTAATGCTCAAGAAGTACGAATTAGAGTTAAAGTACGGCACAGCAATCAGCACTGCCGAGATCATGGCAATGCAGAACGTAGATCGTGAGGCCATGAAGCAACAGTCGGCCATCGTCCAACAGGCGGTGCAGACGGCGGCGAATGTGAATCAACCCATCAACCTTAATGGAATGGCGCAATGAACGAAGAACAGGTTAGAAAAGGCCGCAGATCCGAACAATTCTTGCAGGACGAGGTGTTCGCAACGGCTTTGGAAAAGATGCGCGGGGACTTGCACTGGGAATTTGAGAACAGCAAGCCTGATGAATCATCGCGGCGAGAAGTGATCTGGGCACAGTTGCGTGCCATTGAGAACTTCAAAAATGAACTCACCAAAATGATCGACAACGGCAAGGTGGCACAGCGTGCCATTGAGCGTGCGCAGAAAAATCTTGTTTAATAAGGAAATCGACCAATGCAAACAGTAGCACCAACGCCAGCGGCGAGTGTTGTACAGGGTCCAATGAATATGGCTGAAGCAGCCGATGCACTTGCTGGGATGCTCCCCGATGAGGGACAAGAGGAGAACAGCGAGGCGCAGTTGCCCGATGAGGGCGCGGCGGGAGATGAGGAGTTGCTGGATGATGCAGACGCATCCAGCGATGAAACTGATCCCGAACAATCCGAAGAACTAGAGGATTCCGAAGAGGAAGAACAGCCACAGGTTTTCACCGTCAAGGTTGACGGCAAGGAAGTCGAGGTGACGCTGGACGAACTCCAGAAGGGATATTCAAGGACACAGGATTACACACGCAAAACTCAGCAAATTGCCGAGGCGAGGAAACAAGCCGAAGCAGAGTTGCAGGAGGTGCGTGCCGAGCGTGAGCAATATGCTCAATTGTTAGGTGCTCTACAGGCGCAGGTTCAGCAGGCGGCGCAGCCGAACATTGACTGGGATCGACTCTATCAAGAAGATCCCATTGAGTGGGTGAGGCAGCGAGAAGTGATGCGGGAAAACCAAGAGAAGGCGGCGGCTATTCAATCCGAACAGCAGCGACTGGCTCAGTTATCCCAGCAAGAGCAAGCACAGCAACGCCAAGCGTTGTTGGCTCAAGAGCAAGAGGCTTTGGTGGCAGCCATCCCTGAGTGGAAGGACGCGAAGAAGGCTCAAGCTGAGAAGGCGATGCTTGTTCAATTTGGCCAAAAGGTCGGATTCACACCTGATGAACTGAAGAACGTGATTGATCACAGGGCTGTCGTGATGCTGCGAAAAGCGGCTTTGTACGACCAGATGATGTCCAAGCGCGGACAGATCAAACCAGTGACCAACAACGGCCCAAGACCTGCCAAGCCTGGTGCAGCAGGGAGAGTAAGTAGCAATACAGAAGCAATGCGAGCACAGCAGCGTCTTGCGAAAACTGGCCGCGTCGATGATGCGGCTGATGCAATCTTCAAACTCTTGAAATAAAGGAACCATCATGTCTATCGTAAGTAACACATTTACAACCTATAGTGCTAAAGGCATTCGGGAAGATCTTTCAAATGTAATAACAAATATCTCACCAGAAGAGACACCGTACCAATCCAACATTGGTCGTGAAACCATTTCCAACACCTTGTTTGAGTGGCAAACCGATGCCTTGGCTGATGCAGCCGCAAACGCTCAGTTGGAAGGTGATGATGTCGCATCTTTTGATTCAGTGACTGCCACTGTGCGTTTGACCAACTACGCTCAGATCAGCCGTAAAACCATCATCTTGTCGAATACTGAAGAAGTAGTAAATAAAGCAGGACGCCGCAGTGAACTTGCATACCAAATAGCTAAACGCGGTTCTGAGCTAAAGCGCGATCAAGAGTACATCCTCTTGAATGGCGGCATTGCTGTTGCAGGCAACACCACCACAGCCCGCGTTACTGCCTCTTTGGGCGCGTTTGTCAAGACCAACACTGACAAGCAAACCAACGGCGTTGACCCCAGCTACACC